GAACTCGTATGCGTTCCGCGCCTGCGGTTCGGTGTCGATGCCCCATTGCATCGCGGCATTGGTGAAGCCGTTGGTTTTCTCGCCAGTCAGGCGTTCGCAGATCAGTTCGCTCATGTAGTTGGCGCGTGACGCGCCCCAACCGCTCTTGGTCTTGGCGATCACGTCAGCCACGCGGGATGCAGTTACCTTGCCCGCTCTGGCGGCAAACCATTCGTCCGTTCCTTGCTGCATCACGCCGCCGCCTTCCGCTTCCGTTCCAATGCGTCCTTCGCCATCTGGAAGTTGTTCGGGTGAATGTCTGCAATGGAGTCAACGCCGAGGTACTTGCAGAAGGCGGGCTTGTCGGCCCCTACCTCGTCGGCAAGGGCATTCAATTCCTTCGCCTGATCCCCGGTGATGGTGGCGGGACCGTCCGGTTCCATGTCGGCCATCGGGTGATTGTCGATCAGGCTGTTGCCGTCATCATCCTCCGGGGCCATGCCGAGCATCGCGCACAGTCCGAAGCGGCGGGCGTAGGTGATAGCCGACCCCCAGCCTTGCATGACGGCCTTCGCCCCGGCGGGGTTGAGTGGGACACCTTCGTCCGACATGGTTTCGCCAGACGAATGAACAAGGGTGGTGCGGAGACGGTCCCCGAATACACCCTGCATGACGGCAATCTCATTCGCCGCCAGCGCAGCCTTGCACGCCAGCCAGCACGAAGTCAGATCGGCATACTTGGACTTGAAGAACGGATTGTCTGCGTCCTTCTTCGGGTTGGTCATCGCGGCTTGCGCCTTGACGAACGCGGCGGCGATGTTCTTTCCGACACGGTCGCTTGGCAGCGAGCCAAAGGAATCCGGGTGTGCGTATTCATTCATCATCTCTCTCCTACGGTGTTACGTTCATGTCGGCCCAAATCCGCATGCCGATCATGGCGAAGGCGAACACAGCCAGGATGAAGGCCCAGAACAGAACGGCCTCACGGCGGCGCGTCTTCTCTCTCGCGTCGTCTTCAGCGCGGCTGTCGTATACGGCCATGTCGGGGGTGGGGGTCATTGCTCTGTCTCCGGGGTGGTGGAGAGCCGGTCTCGTGCGATGTCTTGCAACCAGCGACCAAGGGAATTGACGGCCATCCAGAAGCCCCGCTTCGGCTTATAGGTGCACTGGTCAGCTTTGCCCCAATAGTGAGCGCATCCGGGGCAACGGTCGCCATTCGCCCAACACAGGACTTTTTCGTTAAGCGCCATCACCCTTCTCCCTTGAAGGCGGCGAGGCGTGCGCCAATCTCGTCTGGCTGGCTCGTGCCGATACCCGCGACTCCGACAAGCGGCTGGCTTGCGAAAGTCAGTTCGTTGCCGTTCCAGACCAGCGACTCTCTCGTATACTCACTCATGACGCGCTCCTAAATCCAGGTGAAGCCGAACCACAGGCAAAGGCCATGCAACCATCCGAGCGGCGGAAAGATCACGCCAACAATCAACAACGCGATTGCCGATCCGGTCTCTGACGCAGCCCCGATGCACCAAACGATGTGCGTCAGGAACGGGCCGAAGATGCCGCCCAAGGCAGCGACAACAGCGGCCATCACGCCAAGTTTCTCAAACATGTCTCTCATCCTGCGCTCCTGTCCTAAGCCGCTTCCGGCTGTTCGTGTTGCTCGATAACCCGGCGCTCGTGCTGCCTGACGACTTCCCATGCCTCGTCAATCAACTGCACGGCAGAGGGGAAGTGTTGGGCGTTGGCGAGGATCGCGAGGGCGTCGAGATACGACATCACGCCGCCTCCTGCTCGAAGAACTCGGCCAGCGCCGCGTCCTTGATGTCCTGATCCACGCTCTTGAGTTCGGTTGCACGAAACGGGCGCATCGACAGCGCCGACGGATCGACCGGCTCGCCGCTCAACGTGCATTCGTAGTCGTACACGTAGAAGGCATTCGCTCCCTCGCTGCGTATCTCAGCGGAGACCTGAAGGTCGATGCCGTCGCAGAGGGTGTAGGTGAAGTCGATGGTGTGCATCACTCACCCCGTGCCTTGGCGATGGCGGTGCGGGCGTTGACGATGCATGTGGGGACTTCATCAAGGCCGTCGCCGTTATCGTCGTGATCGATGCCCCAAAATGTCTCAGTGAGGTCGCACAACGCCTCCAACAGGTCCGGCGCGGCGGCGATCAGGCGGGCGTTGGCATCTTGCTCCATGCGATCAGTGTTGATGTCGCAGATGTTGTAGGTGCGTTCGCCGCACTTGGTGGTGACGTTCCACCGCGTAAGACTTGCTTTCGCAATCCATGGCCCCGGCGTGTGCTGCTTGCTGTCCTGCATGTCTCTCTCCTGTGTTGATAGCGCCACAATACGATTGCCGTAACACCGCGTCAATAGAAAAATACCGATGGCGTAGATTTTTATTGTTGACGGCGCAGTACGATCACCGTATAGATGGTGGCAGGAGATTTACACATGGCAAAATGCACTACCGTTTCCGACATCGTTGAACGCTGCGGCGGGCTTACCGCACTGGCGCGGGAGCTGGGCCACAAGCACCCGACGACGGTGCAGAACTGGTCCGAGAAAAACCGCATTCCGCACTGGCGCTGGTTCGAGTTGCGCCCCGTCCTCGACCGCTTGGGCGTCAAGGTTAGCGAATCGGATGTGGAGCGGCTCTCGCAAAAGAAGGTGCAAGCATGAAGATCGACCGCCTCAAGCAGATGGCCACCGAACTGGAAGACGCCTTCCGTCGCCAGAATGACCTGCGCGTGGAAATCGCGGACATCTGCACGGTCATCAAGGCCAACGCGGAAATCACGAACATGCAGCTTCGTGCCGTCAAGCGGATCGTGAAGGCCCGCGCCAACGACACTATCGAAAAGCTGCGCGAGACGATGGACGAGGACCAGTTGATCTTCGACGCCCTGTCGGGATCGACAAACAATTTGTCTGTCGCACCGAACACCGACCACGACCCGGAGACGGGCGAGATTATCGAGTCCGGCGAATTGACGCCGAGCGCGCCGGTAAGCTGCGATGGCGCTACTCCGGTAGAGGGCGACATTGGGGGTGATCCTTTGTCGGGTACCAGCCCGCAGCCGGTGGAAGCCCGGCACATCGACACTCGCACCCCTGAAGACATCCTGGGTGACGATCCCATTCCCGCATTCCTCAAGAGGCAAGCATGAACACACTTCACCTGACGACCGCATGGTGCGGACTGGCCTCCTTAAAACGTCAGGCGATGGGGGGCGGTTTTTCTTCTGCCCAAGGGACCGCCCCCAACCCTTCCTCCCCTGGTGACTCCCTCGCCAGCAAACTGGCGGACCCTTCGGGGTCTGCCCCCTTTATTCAGGCATGGGGCGCTGACGGTCGATCCGTCCACTGGCTGCCCTGTGAGCCACATAACCACCACATTCTCGACGACGGCGGGTTCGACACGCCCCGTCACGGCGGCGTCTGACAATGCGTGTCTCTAACCTCCATGAAAGGGTGTCTTTGATGTTCTCACCGGGGCGGTGGGAAGGTCAATCCAGCCCCTGTCCGCCGCAGGGGAGGGGATGATGTATAGCGAATTCATACAATCCAAGGCGAAGGTTGACGCGCCTACCGGGTTCGATGGTGATGCTATCGTTCCCGATCAGGCATTTGATTTTCAGGCCGCCCTAAGCCGCTGGTCGCTCAAGCGTGGCCGGGCGGCGCTGTTTGCTGGTACGGGCCTCGGCAAGTCCCTCATGGAATTGACGTGGGCGGACAACGTGGCCCGTCATACTGGCAATCCGATCTTGCTATTCACGCCGTTGGCCGTGTCTTCGCAGATGGTCCGCAGCGAGGCCCCGAAATTCGGTATTGAAGCCAGGATGGTCCGCGACCAATCCGAGTGCGGTCCTGGTATCAACGTAACGAACTATCAGAAGCTGGACCATTTCGATATGGCCGCGTTTGGCGGTGTCGTTCTTGACGAATCCAGCATCCTCAAAAGCACTGACGGTCACTATCGCACGCGGCTGATTGCGGAGTGTGCGACGGTTCCGTTCCGGCTTGCGGCGACGGCTACCCCGGCCCCAAACGACTTCATGGAGTTGGGCAATCACGCCGAGTTTCTTGGCGTCATGTCCTATACCGACATGCTGGCCTCTTTCTTTACGCACGATGGCGGCGAGACGCAGAAATGGCGATTGAAGGGATGGGCAGAGGATCGTTTCTGGCGATGGATGGCGTCTTGGTCGGTAATGATCCGGCATCCTCGTGATCTTGGATTCGATCAGGACGGCTACGATCTGCCGCCGATGAAGCGGCATCTGCATATCGTGCAGAGTAATGACGGGCCGAGCATTGAGACCGGGCATCTGTTCCCGATGCAGGCCGAGACACTATCCGAGCGGATCGCCGCGAGGCGCGAGACCGTCGCCGATCGAGTGGCGCAAGCCGCGTCAGTTACCCCTGCTGATCGACCGTTCGTATGGTGGTGCAACCTCAATTCGGAAAGTGAGGCACTTGCTGCCGCCATTCCTGATGCCGTCGAGGTTCGCGGATCCGATAAGGATTCCGAGAAAGAACGCAAGCTGATCGACTTCTCTGAGGGCCGCATTCGCGTACTCGTGACCAAACCATCAATCGCCGGTTTCGGCATGAACTGGCAGCATTGTTGCGATACCGGGTTCGTCGGTCTCAGCGACAGCTTCGAGCAGATTTATCAGGCAACTCGGCGCTTTTGGCGGTTTGGCCAAACCAAGCCCGTCAATGTGCATTTCATCGCGTCCGAAATCGAGGGCGCGGTTCTGCAAAACATCAAACGTAAGGAATCCGACGCCGACCGCATGGCGCAAGCGATGGTCGCGCATATGGCGGAACTGAGCGCCGAGAACGTGCGCGGTCTCGTTCGGGATCGCGAGGAATACGAGCCGCAGGTCGATATGGCCTTGCCGGAATGGATGGGGAGTAACGCCGCATGAAGGCCATCAATCAGGTCATTACTGACGACTATGCAGTTTATCAAGGCGATAGCTGTGAATTGATTTCTGGTATCCCCGATAGCAGCATTCACTTCGGCATTCACTCGCCGCCGTTCGAGGGTCTTTACAAGTTTTCGTCGAGTGAGCGCGACCTTAGCAACAGCGAGGGGGCGGAATTCTGGAAACACTATGGATTCCTGATCCGTGAGTTGCACCGAGTCACGATGCCGGGCCGCATTCACGCCGTCCATGTCATGCAATTGCCCACCAGTAAGATCAGGCATGGCTATATCGGTATGCGGGACTTCCGGGGCGAGGTGATCCGCGCATTCGAGGCGGATGGGTGGATTTTCCATTCCGAGGTTTGCATCTGGAAGGATCCTGTGGTCGCGCAGCAACGCACGAAGTCGATCCGGCTTCTGCATAAGCAGATTGTGAAAGACAGCACGATCAGCGGGCAGGGGCTGGCTGATTATATCGTCTCGTTCCGCAAGCCCGGCGAGAACCCAGATCCGGTCGCCGGATGCTTTGACCGATACGTCGGCACGAATGAGCCGGACAGGTCAAAGTACACGACGCCGACCGATGGTCGGAACTGGTACAGCATCGAGGTTTGGCAGCGGTACGCCTCGCCGGTCTGGATGGACATTGACCAGACTCGCACCCTGCAATTCCGAACCGCCCGTGACGAGCGCGACGAGGTACATATCTCGCCCCTTCAACTCGACGTGATCGAGCGGTGCATCGATCTCTGGAGCAATCCAGGTGAGACCGTCTTAACGCCGTTCCTTGGTATCGGATCCGAGGTTTATTCAGCCATTGAGATGGGCCGCAAGGGCGTTGGATTTGAACTGAAGGAGTCATATTTCCGGCAGGCCGTGAAGAACCTGGCGAACGCCAAGGAACGGCAGCAGGGGCTATTCGCAGGGGATGCCGCATAATGCACTCCGTCTCCCTCTGGCTTCCATTCCCACCGTCAGTCAATGGCCTGTTCCCCGGCAAGGACCGCCGGTTCAAGTCACGGCGCTACCGGGAATGGATCAACGAGGCGGACTGCGCGTTGCTACAGCAGGACTTCAAGCCCGTCGTGGGCAAGTGCGAGGTTCACTACAAGTTTGGACGCCCGGATGCTCGGAAGCGTGATGTGTTCAACTTCGAAAAGGCGCTGACCGACTACCTCGTGAAGTCGGGGGTGATTGAGGACGACTCACTAATCGAACGCGGCACCATCGAGTGGGCCGCGCATGAAGGCGTAACGGTGGAGGTATGGCCGATATGACCGACGAACAACGCCGCCTAATCCAGGAATACGAACGCAAGCAGGAGCGATACGCCAAGGCGGAGCCGGGGTGTAAGACCGGCCACTGGCGATCCCTCA